CTGCTCCGCCGCATGCTCGCCGCTCCTTACGTCGTACCACCACCATGGCGTAAAACGCCAGAAGGCTACGACCCAGTATTCGGGAATAGTCCGCTCAAGTCAACGAGCTTCGATTCCTGCGTCGGTTTGCCATCGGGTATTTTCATTAACCCGGATCTTGGCAAACTGTGGATGACCTTCGTCTATGTCATCCTGTTCCGCGATTCCGGTGCACTGCGAAGTGTATCCGATATCGAGCCCTTTCTGCGGGGTCAAAATCGCGAACACGCCCTGCTCGACATGTCTGATGACGCCACGATGATGACGAACTCACCGTTTGTGCGCGACCGTTTGGCAAAAGCAGAGTCGCCGTATGCTGTCCTGGAACCGGAAACACCGGTGATCTTTCTGGGTAGTGTATTTTGTGAAGTCGCTGGGCGAAAGGTATCCGTACCCAACCCTGTGACCTACCTAGTTAACATGCTTGCGCGAGAAGACTCCATCGATAAGATGGATCCAGTCAACTACGCCGAAGGCGTGCTGGCTAGGACCCAGCAGTACTCGAGAACCCCAATCTTCCGCGATCTACACCAGATAACGGCGGAAGTGGTTCGAAAGCACACAGGCGTGAACCCAATGCTAATCGCCCAGACTATGGCCAAGCGCCAGAAATGGACGGACGTAGATGCAATGGTGAAAGCCAACCCGCATTATCTGCATTATCGTGTTGACCCTAAGGACGTATCTAAAGAAGTTCTCGATGAGATCGTGGCCACCATCCCGGCTGTTGATTTCTTCGATAAGATCCGTCACTTGTTCAAAGTCCCAACTACATCTTTTGAGGAAGTAACTAATGGCTAAGCCCTCCCTGAAACAGGACGAAACTCTGTTGGAACTGCCTACTTTGGCAGAATCCCACGTGTACGCCCAGATTCATCAAAACAAGAAAAGCTTCTCTACACGGAAGCGCGACTCTCATCTCGACGAGCCTCGAAACCTCGGTCGCGGTGACATCGAAGCCATTCAGCACATGCTGCCGATAACCGTCGGAAACAAGAAGGGTATCACCCTTCCGGCTGGACTGATCGTTGTATCAGGTGCTAGCGCCGCCGGTAAATCGGAGTTCTTCCGCGGAATCGGACGTATGATCACCGTCAATCGTGTGCTCGCCGTTGAGCCGCCGGACGACGCATGGGAACTCGAGAATCTGCCCATCTTCAACTCGGCGGATGCTGGCCTGCTGAGCCTCGTGTTTAGTCAGCTGAACGGGGACAAGCGTTTGCCTGTGCTCGACTCTCTCCGTGAATCGCTGTTCGAGATTAACGGCCCAGCTGGTGCTAAGGGTATCGTGAATGCATTCTTCACTGCTATTACCCGCGTTTCTAACGCGTTGGCAAAGAACGGTCTGACCGTCATCGCATCAGTCAACCCGATGAACAAAGAGACGGACTATGTTCAGGAATTCCTGAACAAGCTGTCCTCCGCAGTTCCAGGCTTTATCGTTCTGGAATCGCGTCTCGAAGACTCTCGTGGTCTTACTTTCAGCGGCACCGTGGCCTTCCGGCCCGATCGAGTGCCTCGTCGTTTCACCGTCACCACCCCAAAGAATGGTGACAAAACTCAACCGGTGGACGCCGGTGAAGACGTTGTCTTCGTGACCAACAAGTCACAGGACGAATACTTCACCTTGTCAGCTGGTGAACGTGCACTGATCGCTGAAATTCAATCCTCCGACATCTAATAGGAAATATCATCATGGCAAATCAACAAACCGTTTTCGACCAAGCTGCTGACAAATTCAACTCCGACAGCAATGAGCTGCGTGGGTTGCTCCAGAACATCAAAGTTAGTACCGCTCTGATGACTAGCGAAACGTCTCTCGTTTCCTTTAACCGCCCAACCGAAGTATTGGTCTCGCGCCACTACCCCGGC